GACAGCATTCTTGAACGCCGATGTTGAATTGACTTCACTTGGATTCGATCCCGAAAAATTACAGCTCAACTCAGCTCGTCAGTACATCGCTCTCGAATGCGCTCGCGCCGTAGGGATTCCAGCTTACTTCTTGGGAGCTGATGTCAACACGCTCACATATTCGAACGCTGTATCCGAGCGGAAATCTTTAATCGACTTCAGCTTGAGAAATATTATGACATCGATCGAGGAAAGACTTTCTCAATCGGATTTCGTAGCTTCTAACACCGTCATTCGCTACGACTTCGACGATTTCTTGCGCGGTTCAGCACTAGAACGCGCTCAGATTTACGAAATACTAAATCGAATTGGCGTGATGAGCGTCGATGAAATCCGACGAGACGAGGAACTAATCTCATGAAACTAGAAATCCCAATCCAGATCACAGCCGCCGACTCGATCAAGCGAACCATCGCAGGTCGAATCGTGTCATTTAATGAGACCGCTAACGCGTCAACCGGAAAAGTGATGTTCACCGATGGATCACTTACTCCAACTCCGGTCAAGTTAAATCTTGAACACGACGGAACCCGTCCAATCGGAAAAACTCTTTCAATGGATTTCTCAAGCGACAACACAGCGATCGACGGCGTGTTTAAAATTGCCAATACAAACGCCGGATCCGACGCGCTTGTCGAGGCTCAAGATGGACTCCGTGACGGATTCTCCGTTGAGGTTATGGCTAACGAATTTACATATTCAAATGATGGAACGATGGTCGTCAGCTCGGGAGAGATCGTCGGCGTGGCACTTGTCACGAATCCAGCATTCAAATCAGCTCGCGTCTCAGATGTAGCCGCGACCGAAGCAATACCAGAAGCTTCTGACACACCGTCAGAGGAAACACAAACAGAAGGAGACGAAGTGTCCGACTCAATCGTCAACGAAGCTCCAGCCGTCGAGACGGTTGAAGCCTCTCGGAATGTCCAAGCAACTGGAACTCCACTTGCTTACTCAGCACCTCGCTTGGAGTTCACAGCTTCCAAGTATCTTGAAAGCAAAATCAAAGCCGCTCTCGGTGATGAATCAGCTCGTCAATATGTTCTTGCCGCCGCTGATACAACCGACAACGCTGGACTCGTTCCAACCCGTCAACTAACCGAGGTCATCAACGGTCTCGCAAATGTAACCCGTAGCAATATCGACGCGATCTCTCGCGGAACTTTGCCGGACGCAGGAATGACTTTTGAAATTCCAAAGATTACCGTCATGCCGGGAGTCGGAACAATTTCCGAGGCAGGTACTCCAACAGATACCGATCAGAATGCCGCCTTCGTTTCAGTTTCAGTATTGAAAGCGGCTGGTCAACAGACATTTTCGGTAGAGCTCCTTGACCGGTCAAATCCACTTTTCCTCTCGGAATTGATGAATAACCTTGCCGCGCAATACGCAAAAGTAACCGACACCGCAGTAAATGCGGCTTTGATTTCTGGCGCAACAGCCGACGCAACCACAACCACAACCTATCCAACAGCTGCCGAACTTCTCGGTGTAGTAGCTCGCGGAGCCGCTTCGGTATATTCCGGAACTCAAGGATTCGCCCGTAATATCATTATGAACACTTCACAATGGTCAAATGTCATGACACTAAATGACAGCGGTCGTCCAATTTACAACGCACAAGTTCCACAGAATGCCGGTGGATCCGTAGCACCTACATCAGTTCGCGGAAATGTCGCCGGCTTGGACTTATTCGTCACAGCTAACACAGCCGCAACAACCGACACCGATGGATCGATTTTGATCGTTAATCCTTCGTCTTACACCTACTACGAGTCTCCAACTTACGAACTCCGCGCAGATGTAATCGCAAGCGGTCAAGTGAATATCATGATGTACGGCTATTACGCAATCGCAACCAAGATCGGCGCAGGAGCGTTCAAAAATAACAAGGCGTAATCGCCTTAACCCTTAGACATGAGTCCGCCGCTCCCGACGGGCTCAGCAGATTGGAGATGAAATGCCAAGTATCGTCACAGCTTCACAGTTGCGCTCGGTGCTTGGCGTCTCATCGGCTCTCTACGATGACGCTTATCTTGACGACATAATAAACACAGCCGAAGGTGTAATCCTGCCGTTATTGACAGCTCACACAGTCGCCGTCACTCATGTCGAGATCGAGACAAATGTCGCTTACTTTACGACTCAAAGACCACATCAATTCGTCGTTGGTCAATCCGTCATAATCGCCGGAGTCGTTCCATCAACTTTCAACGGCACTCGCACCGTCACCGACACACAGCTTACGCCGTATATTTTTACGCAAGCTCTAACCAACGCAGACATCACATTCCGCGCAAGCATTCCAGCCGGAACAGCGACACTCTCTGGACAAGCCGCCGCCGTGATCTATGTCGGAAATTCAAATGTCGAATCGGCTGTCCTCAATGTCTCCGTCGAGGTCTTTCAATCCCGTGTCGCTCCCGGTGGTCAAATCGAAGGCGTGGACTTTGCGCCGAGCCCGTTCCGAATGGGCAGAAGTCTTTACAACAGAATTTCCGGGCTCTTAGGCAATCAAGTCGATGTCGATTCGATCGTAGGCTAGGAATGCCAGCCTCATCAATCTCGGCAGATGTTCGCGGAACTCTTGCCACAGCTCTCGGCTCTGTCGCTGGAAATGTTTATTCTTATGTCCCGGAAGCAATCATTCCGCCAGCGGTGGTCATCGTTCCGTCGTCGCCATATATGGAAATCAATCTCATCGGCAAGTCATCGATTAAATTGCTTCTCAACTACACAATCACGGTCGCCGTCGCGTACAACTCAAATCCGGGATCTCTTGACAATCTTGAAAAGTTAATCCTTCAAATTCTGGCGGTCATTCCGTCAGGGTATGTCGTCGGACAGATCGAGCGTCCGACTGTCACAAGTGTCGGAGCTAGTAATTTACTTGCGTCCGATATAAATGTCTCGACCTACTACACGCAAACCAACTAAAAGGAGATAGCACATGGCAACGACCGTCATCACCGGACGCGATCTAGTTTTGACGATCGCAACCGTTAACTACGACGCACAAGCTACAAGCGCAATTCTTACCAATGCGCCGGTCATCGATACCTATCAGACACTCGATGGCAAGGCTTACAAGCACATCGACGATCAATGGACTTTTGATGTTGAAATGCTCGCAGATTGGGGAGTCGCAAGCTCTCTATCCGAAGCACTATGGACAGCCGCCGACACAGCACCGAACACAACTCTAGCCGTCAGCCTTACAGCTACGACCGGCGCGGTCTTTGCGTTCAATGTTATGCCGGTCTATCCATCAGTAGGCGGAGCGGCTCCGGGAGCTCAAACTCTGTCACTATCATTCTTGGTTGTTGGCACTCCAGCCGACACATTTAGCTAAAAAGGAGATCGGGAGATGAAGCTAGAAATCACTATCGAACACCATTCCGGGGAGTCAGCCGTACACACGGCGAGCGTCCCGGAGTGGCAGAAATGGGAGATCAAATTCGGTCGAACAATTCAAGACGCGCACAACAATCTCGGAGTCAATGACATTCTTTTTCTGGCTTGGAACGCGATGAAGCGTGAAGCCGCCGGAAAAGCTGTCAAACCTTTTGAGATATGGTGTGAGACGGTCTCGGATTTCTCGATCGGCGATGATCTCCCAAAAGACACACAGCCGGAAGCCTAGGACGGTTACTCGTCGAGCTAGCAATAGCGACGGGAATCCCAATGAGCGAATGGCAGACGGCAGAGGATATTCTTACAGCGATCGAAGTATTGGAGAAGCGGAATGAGCGTAGAAATCGCGTATGACAAGGCGCAACTCCGCTCGATCACAAAATCATTTAAAGCTATGTCCGATGAAGGTATTGAAGCCGCGAAGCGTGAATCCTCAGCACTAGCGGAATTTCTACAGCTTAAAGTCAGAGAGACAGCCCAACGCCGAACCGTATCCGGCGCGGCTGTTCGTCGTGTAGCTGACGGATCAAAAGTTGCGAAGTCGTCCAAGATCGGGGAAGTCTCGTTCGGCTTCGCGGCACAAAAATTCAGCGGCGGTGGTACTACTCAAAAACTTTGGGCAGGTCTGGAGTTCGGCTCTAATCGATATAAGCAATTTCCTAGACGCACTCCTAAACTTGGTGGCGGATCTGCCGGATACTTTATTTATCCAACACTCAGATCAATCCAGCCGGAATTGATTGACAAATGGGAACGCGCATTCGATCGTATCTTGAAGGAGTATGACTAATGGCTGGTTCAAGAACACTCAAGCTCTCGATCCTTGCGGACACAGCCGATCTCGTTAAAGGACTCAAACAAGCCGAGGACACATCAAGCACATTCGGCGACAAGCTAGGCGGAGCGTTCCGAGCTGTCGGAGTAGCCGCCGCCGCCGCTGGAGCGGCGATCGGTGCGTTGGCGATTAAGTCTGCCGTTGATGGAGTCAAGGCGGCTCTTGATGATGAAAAGGCTCAAAGAATTCTTGCTCAAACTTTAGAAAATACAACAGGAGCGACAAACAATCAGATCGCGGCTGTTGAAAGTTATATCACACAGACATCTCTTGCCGTAGGCGTTACCGATGACAAATTGCGTCCAGCTTTCAGCCGACTCATAAGATCTACAAAAGATACAGAGGAAGCCACAAAGCTCTTAAATCTTGCTCTTGATATTTCTAGCGCAACTGGTAAGCCGCTTGAAGCAATCGCGAATAGTTTAGGCAAGGCTTACGATGGCAACACAAATGCTCTTGGCAGATTAGGACTTGGGATTGATCAATCAATTCTAAAAACAAAAGATTTTGATTTGGTATATAACACTTTGAAAACATCTTTCGCTGGTTTTTCGGCTAACGAGGCGCAAACTTTTCAAGGTCGAATCGATCGATTGAATGTGGCTTTCGATGAAGCAAAAGAAACTATTGGATTCGCACTCTTGCCACAATTAGAAAAACTGTCAAAATTCATGACAGATTCAGGAGTCCCGGCTCTCAATGCTTTCGTCGCCGGACTTACTGGACAAAAAGGCATTTCAGTCGCCACCGAATACGCTGGACGACGGATCGATTCATTTGAGCCTAAGATTTCAAATATTGAAAAAGCCGCCAACCTTGCCGGAATAAAGGTCTCAGAATTAGGCGCAAGAATTGGAAAACTATTTTCAAGCGTTGACGAATTGACCGGCGGCAAAGGTAACGCACTAGAAGGATTTGCAAAAACCCTAAATGTAATTACAAAATCCGCAGATTTATTGGTCGCCGCGATTGAAAAAATAGTCGAGGCACTTACAGCAATCAAAAGATTCTTTGAAAATCCAGTCCAGCTTCAAACCGGCTTCACCAAATTTCTTGAATTTCTTGTCACCTTACGAAAATCTCTTGTTGGAGATTTCACAGCTCCAGTCATTCCGCCGCAATTTTCCGCAAGACGATCATCATTTGAGACACCGGCAATCGAGACAGCTTCGGGAAGTGTTGGAATGTTCGCGTCGTCAGTCCCAAGTCTGGGGCTTGAAGGAATCACAGCATTCGATGAGCAACTTCGCGCATTCTTGGGACAGCCGTCCGGGATCACAAACAATATCACCGTCAACGGTGCGAT